ATTTAACATAGTATATTTTTCTAAATATTTTTCTAAACTTTTTTGTAAGTAATCTCTATATTCTTTAAAAGGTGTTTCACTATTATTCGGGTGTATTTCTAACTCTTCGCTATCTTTCACTTCTTTTGCAATCCGGATGGTTCCATAATTATGTACTTCTCCCTTATAGGTTAAGTTTTCTTTCTTCTTTTTATTAAAATAATCTACAATATTATTACAAATACTTTGTGGTATATACCAACCACCTATAAAACTTGCATATGGAAATATGTGCTCTTTCATTGAAAGTACTTCTCATATAGAATTTTCACTTTATTTCGTATTGGTGTAAAAGAAAAACTATTAAAATATCTTCTTTTTTTAATCCAATTCATTTCTTTTTCCGTTGCATCCCTACTTACAACACTATATTCTTTTTCTGATATAGGTAGTATATACATCAAAGGCGTACCTGCCTTTATTAAAACTTCACCTTCTTCTTTGTACCAATTTAATTGTATATTTAATTCACTAGATTCTGTTGGATCTAAAATGCCTGTTACACTTTCATAATCAAAAGAATCAGGATAAGGTAAAGGCATAAACATAAACTTAACACCCTTGGGTGCTATGATATGATAAGGTGTATTAATCTTAACTATGTTTTCTATCTGACCTTTTCTTTTAGGAATATGTTTCCCGATTTGGTCGCCATGAGTATCCACAAGTTTCATGTTGGCATGTTCTATAAGGTCAGCGTCTGCAACTTTCCATTGGAATCCTTTTTCATTTTTACTAGTTGATATAATTACATCATACCAAGAGGTTGCAATATAACCTGTTTTAAACATTGCAAATATTCCAGGACACTGTGCTACATGTCGAAACTTTTCAGTCTTATTCATATTAGCTTTGTAATCTGCCATTGCTTTACTAATCCACTTTGGCCAATATTTACTGGATGGTAATATAGGAAACATATCAGACACACCTGACAATGTACTTACAAATTCTATTTTATCTTTCATTTAATTTTTTTCTTTCTTTTACTATTTATTTTAAGAAGCCTCCCAACTTGTGCCGTTCCAATCATAAGTAGCTGTATCAGCATGAACTGAATTATCTACATTTCTTTTTGTAGCTTTCCAGCCTTTTGTATTATCACCTTGGTAAGCACTTTCATCCCAATAAAAAGCCCATTCCCATACAACAGGATCTGCTTCATCATTGTATATAGTTGGACGTGTAAGTGGAGCTTGCCAATCGTCATTTCCATCTAATGCCCAAGATGCATGAGGTTGAGGTGAAATAAATATATCTTTTACCGCGTCATAAGTATAACCCGGTCCTGCATATTGTTTTCTAAAATTATTATTGTAAGAAGTTTGTTTCCACACATCATTTGTTTTGTGTAGATTATTTAAAAAATCAACACCAAGACTTTCTTGTTCAACTCCCTCACTATCTTCTATTGTTGGATTTGCAACAGAATGAACTTTGATAACGATTCCATTTTCGTCAATTTTTGCAAAATAAGCCATTATGATGTGTACGTCCCATCTCCAGTAAATTTTAAAACTGTATCAGATCCATCTGTAGTAACTGTAGGTGAGCCTGTTGTAGTTCCTGTATAGCTAGCAGTTGGCATTTTTAAAAAAACAACACCTGATCCGCCATTAGCAGCTCGAGAAGGATTAACATCTGGTGTAGATCCTCCGCCGCCACCGCCACCTAAATTATTAGTTCCTGCTGTTGCAGCTGTACCAGTACCTGGATGTCCATAAGCACCAGCTCCTCCGCCGCCAGTTCCACCAGCTTTATTTGAGTTGTGGTTTCCACCACCACCGCCTCCGCCATAAGTAACTGCGCCACCAGTTATTGAAGATGATCTACCATTTCCACCAGAAGGATCAGTACTAGTGTCTCCACCAACAGCACCAGCTCCACCACCACCTCCGGCTTGACCGCCAGGGCCACCATCTCCACCGTCATATCCTTGAACGGGTGAAAGACTTGGTGAGTTTCCAGAACCATTATTACCATTGTAAGCACCTCCGCCACCACCAGAGCCACCATTACCACCATTACTATTGTATCCACCGCCATAGCCACCACCAGCCGCTGTATAAGTAGTTAAACCTGAACCTGATACAGATGAATTACCACCTGCACCACCATTGGAATCTGCTGTAGCATTGCTAGTGCCTCCAGCACCTCTTGTTGCAGTTATTACTGTGCCTGACACAACTGTAGACCAAGTATTAGTATAAAATCCTCCGGCACCACCACCGCCTCCGCCTTCTGAGTTACCAGCGTTTCTACCATTACCACCGCCAGCTCCTGCTCCGATTAATAAAAATTCAATATCATAGGGGTCTGGTACAGCGATACCTTGTTGTTGACCAAATCCTCTTGAGGATGCTGCTCCTCGAGTTGCTATTAAAGGCATATTCTAATATCCTCCTATTATGCGTATTGCGTTATAGACGCGAGTACTGTGTAGGCTGAGCTCCCTGTTTTGATAACCGTATAAACATAAGAATCAATGGAATTAGCATTTCCTTCAGTAGGCGCTTCGCCTCCTTGCCATTCTGTTGTAACACCTGATGTAGTTCCATCTACTTGAACAGCAGTATTTCTGTATTCAGAACTGCCGATAGTCACTAGATGACAAAGCGTTAAGGATTCTCCTGTTGCCATAATAGTATTCATTGTTGTAGAACCATCTCCTCTAAGATTAATTGTCCAATCTCCTGAAGCGTCTGATGTGTAATACCAAACAGCTTGAGTTAAGGCATCAAAATTTTTAGTTCCAGTAGCTGCAGTTGCTTCTACTGTAACTTTCTCCGCAACGGATTGAATTTTTCCTTGACCAGTAACTGTGAATTTTCCATAGCCATTAGGAGCCATAGTCATGGCACCATTAGCTGCGTCTGTAATTGTAAATGTTCCAGAGTTTGTACCACTGTTTGTACTTAAAACTAAGTCAGTAGTTCCACCCGTTGTAACCGTTAAACTTCCAGCTCCATTAGAAGTCAGGGTTGCTGCTGCTCCCGAATCTCCAACTTTTACTGTATCTCCAGCCAGAACAACATCTCCTGTTCCTGCAGGGGCAATATTAATATCAATATTAGAATCACTACTTCCTGTAGAAGAAAGAGTTGGACCAGCTCCACTAGCCCCAGCGGCTATTGTAAATTCATTTTCCGCTGAACCAGTAACTGTAAGTTTTATTAATTCATTTCCACCAGTGTCTAAAATAGCTGTACCAATTTTTGGTGAAGTTAAAGTTTTATTGGTTAAAGTTTGTGTTCCTGTAAGTGTTACATCGCCTTCAGTGACAGAAAAACCTGTGTCATAAACACCTGTGTTTGTTGTCACACCGTCGAAATATACAATTTTCCAACCTTTATCATCAGTTGCCCAAGTGACCGTTGCACCTGAACCTGAAGCCGCTTTTAATTGAACTGTGTATGCACCTGATGTGCTATTTTTAATAATGTAAAAATTTTCTGTAAGAACCGGCATTGTCAGGATCTTATTTCCTGTAATTGCTTCAGGAGAAACAGCTCCCATAATAATTACTCTGGTTGCAACTGTTGCACCTGTTGCTCCGTCTGATTTAGATAAAGTTGTAGTACTTGCTCCTGCACCAGCAGGTGAACCAGAATTTAAAGTCTGTACTTTATAACCACCAGAGATTTGTTCTATGATTTCTAAATTTGTATTTGTTTTTGTTCCCCATGTACCAGCAGCTTCGCCAGTTGCAATTTTTTCTACCCCTAAAGGTGTATATGTGGATGGCATATGTATTCTCCTAATTGGTTCCTATTGTGGTTTATATTTAATATTTTTCATAATGTCAACATAGATTACTAAGTAACTCTAGTCCAATTACCAGTTTGAGTAGCAGTTGTTTTACTCCAATTACCTGTTTGAGTAGCAGTTGTTTTACTCCAATTACCTGTTTGTGCTGCTGTAACACGTCCCCATCCTATTGGTGCTGGGCTCCCTACACTAGCAGTTGCAGAAACACCTGTTAATCCTATACCCATTTCTGTAGGTGCAATTGCCCCTACTGAAGAAGTTGCTGAAACTCCTGTTAGAGGAACTCCAATTTCAAGAGTAAGAGATCCAAGAGAAGATGTTGCCGAAACTCCAACTAGATCAATGAGTTCAGTATTAACAACAGTTGTTGATCCAACGGAACTTGTTGCTGAAAGTCCAGTTAATCCCATTACATCCGCAGGTACAATAGCACCTACTGAAGATGTTGATGACACTCCAGTTAAAGGAACTCCAATTTCAAGAGTAAGAGATCCAAGAGAAGATGTTGCCGAAACTCCGGTTGGAAACTCAATCCATTGAAAACCCAGTGATCCAACAGAAGTTGTTGCACTAACCCCGGTCAATCCCATTACATCAGCAGGTGTAAGAGCGCCAACTGAAGAAGTTGCTGAAAGTCCAGATGGTTGAATTAGTTTATTAAATGAATCTCCCCATGGCTCTTCACCCCAACCATTTCTACCCCAACCAACTAATGTTCCTGCATTGTCAAAATCTCCAAGTTCTGTTTGAGCTTGTACACCTGTCAGTGTTACAAGAGTAGTAAGATCAAGAGTTAATGATCCTACTGAAGATGTAGCACTTACTCCAGTTAATTCTGCTGTTATTATTTGAGAAGCGGTAGGTGTGCCAACACTAGAGGTTGCACTTACTCCTGTTGGTAAAACTGAATAGTCTACACCCCAACCAGAGTTTCCCCATTCTTGTCTTCCCCATCCTTCAACATTAGCTGCTGAAACAGCACCTACTGATGAAGTAGCAGAAACTCCCGTTAATGTAAGATTGACGTCAGCTTGTTCACCCCAGGCGTTCTGTCCCCAGGTAGTGCTGGCTTGGTTCCACGTGTTAGCCATAAGGAGTGCCTCCTTATGCTATCCGAATAATTGCGTTACTTGCGTCTGCTGCTGGAAATTGAATTGTAAAAGTTCCGCTTGAAACTGTTTTATCTCCGCCAAAAGCGATTGCACAAACAGCAGGATCACCAGATGCTGAATCATTAAAAATTAAACATCCATTAGCGGTAAAAGAAGCAGATGTCCAACTTGTGTCTGCAAAATCACAACATGCTGTATCAGTTGATAAAGCTGGTGTTACGCTAGTTAAGGCGTTTCCTTTTGCAGAATAAGCTGATCCGGATGTGTTTGAAATCTCGTTGCTTGAACTATATGCCGTTGTTGATTTATTTAAAGTAGCACTACTTGTGTATAGGGCTAAGTTAAATGTGTTACCAGATGATGCTGTGAAATTATGAACGGCAGTTAAAATTTCTGTTTTAAAACTGTTACAAATTGCTGATGTTATTGCCATATTTTTCTCCTACTTATTGAGGCGGTGACTCGATTGGAATTCTTATTGTACCATCCGTGTAATCGTCTCGTCTTCTTCTACCAATTTGCATAGAAGCAAACTTTTGTAGTTCTTGTTTATACTTTTGTTCGTATAATGTCAACATATCTGCTGGTCCTTTTAAAAATCCATAGGCTTCTACTAAAGAGGCATAAAGTAGCCCTTGTGGGAAGTACCTACTTATATAAGTGCCAGAAGTATTAGTCCCTAATCCTGTTGGCATTGCATTTCCGTATATTTTAATAACATAATTGGCGTCTGGAGTAGGAGCCATTACAATAGATCCAGAAGTAGTATCTGTTAATCCCGTTGCTCCACCAAACATAGCATAATATTTAGGTAATCCTGTTACATCAGCTCCGGATGCAGTAGATCCTTTAGGCCCTGTTAATTTTCCAACATATTCACTTAAAAAAGTTTGATCTCGTCTCTGTAACCATTGACCTTGTTCATTGGAATTAGCTGTAGAATTAAAGACTTGTACACCTCTTACAAATTGAAAACCTGCTGGAACTCTAACAGTATTAACATCTGTAGCAATCGTTCCTTCCCACTCCTGTCTATCTGAGTCCATAGGGATATCAAGATTAATTCTATATTCTGCATTTTCTATAAATCTGCCTAGAACAGCACCACTAAAAACAGTACTGTCTACTTCAGTATAACTTCTAAGGTCAGCTTCTAATGCTGAAAGTGTATATCCTGCCATTATGCTTCTATGGTTACCGGTCCAACGGACACTGGATAACCACCTCCTTCTTTGCTCCCTGCTGTAGCTGTATCAGTATTTACAACAAAATAAAACCAGTCAGTTGTAAAATCTGTATCTCTAGCACCAGAGACATATTTCCCTGTAGTTATAGCATAGCCTGCTGCTAATGCAATTTTAGCTCCTGTAATACCATCCCAACTAGCAGGATCAGTATAAGCTCCTGCCGTAGTAGGCGTTCCTCTAAAACGATAAGTATCTCCATTAGTTAAACCATGGTTTGGTACATTAACATTTATATAAGCAGATCCTGCACCATACGTTATAAAAGGATTAAGAGGCATTAATTGTGTAACTGCTGGGGCTATTCTTGAAGGTCTTGCATGTTCTAAACCTTGAGGATCAGCTCCTATTGGATGAGGTTGTAATTGAGGTTGTTTAACTTCAAATTCAGAAGTATGTACCCATGCACCAGTCCATTCCTGTACCATTTCTTTATATGGAAATGCCACACCAGACCTGTCTGATATTGCAAGTGCTCTTCTACCTTTTGAAAATCTAGCCATTATTCTTTAAACCCTTTATGTTTTAACCATGCTTTAACTTCTTTATCTGGCGCGGAAGAAACACTAGAATAAGTATCAACATCCATAGTATGCTGCTCACTCTTATATTCTTTGCCTTCTATTTTTACTTTTTTATTTCTAAGTTTTTTTGGAAGCCTTTTATTTCTGCTTTTTTTAATTACATCCAATACTTGATCTTTTCTTCCAGCCGAAGTTTTAGCCATTATTTTTTTAACAGCTCCCATTCCTTTAGTTAATAATGTCATTATATATTTGGATAATAAGTTTTAGGGGTTATATAAGTACTAGCTGCAGAACCATCTTCTGACAATGCTCTAGCAAATTCATCTTCGTATAATAATTTTAATTCTTGTGTTCTTTGTGGTGCAAATTTCATAGATAAATAATAAGATAATCCTGAAATCATTGGAGGTATAAACCTATAAGGAGTATCTGTTGCATTACTATAAGCA